GAAGGCGCTCTAATAAAGAGGGAATGGTGGAAAATTTGGGAAAAAGAAGACCCCCCTCAATGCGAGTTCACCATCATGTCGCTTGATGCAGCACAAGAAGCTAATAATAGAGCTGACTATAACGCTTTGACTACTTGGGGAGTGTTTTTTAACGAAGACACTAATAATTACGCCATCATTTTGTTAAATGCTGTCAAGAAACGTATGGAATACCCTGATCTGAAGGCTATGGTCATAGAACAGTACAAAGAATGGCAGCCAGATGCGTTCATGGTTGAGAAAAAGTCTAACGGATCTGTGCTATATCAAGAGTTTCGCAGGATGGGCATACCTGTGGGCGAGTTTACTCCCGGAAAAGGTCAAGACAAGATAGCGCGTGTGAACGCTGTATCGGCACTATTCCAAGGGGGAGTTGTGTACGCTCCGGATAGGCGTTGGGCGAAGGAAGTAATAGAAGAGTGCAACGACTTTCCCTCTGGCGCTAACGACGACTTAGTGGACTCCACAACGCTTGCACTGTTAAGATTCAGGCAGGGTGGGTTTATACGACTGGACACAGATGAGCCAGACGAACCTAACATGCTAAATATGTACCGCAAAAAAGCGGCTTACTACTAAGGATACATCATGGCAATAGACAAGGCTTTATATCAGGCTCCTCAAGGTATCGACCAGATCGCTGCAGAAGAAGAACCAATCGAGATTTTGATTGAGGATCCGGAGGCTGTAAATATCAAAGGGCCGGGCTTTGAGATTGATATGGAGAAGTCTGATGAGGAAGATGACTTTAGTCGCAACCTCGCAGAAGAGATGGATGAGTCGACGCTTGTGAAATTGGCGGGGGACTTAGTAGGAGACTTTGAGACTGATATCGCTAGTCGCAAGGACTGGATACAAACTTACGTCGACGGTCTTGAGTTGTTGGGTATGAAGATAGAAGAACGCATGGAGCCTTGGCCCGGTGCGTGTGGTGTCTATCACCCCATACTTGCAGAGTCGCTTGTGAAGTTCCAAGCTGAAACAATGATGTCAACCTTCCCAGCCGCAGGCCCGGTCAAGACACAGATCATTGGCAAAGAAACAGCAGAAACAAAAGCATCGGCTGAGCGAGTTCAGAATGATATGAACTATCAGTTGACTGAAGTTATGAAAGAGTACCGCCCCGAGCATGAGCGCATGTTGTGGGGCTTGGGTCTTTCAGGTAACGCGTTTAAGAAAGTCTATGAAGACTCTAGCTTGCAACGGCAAGTCTCGATGTTCTGCCCTGCGGAAGATGTAGTTGTGCCTTATGGTGCATCTAGTTTAGAAGCAGCGGAGCGTGTTACTCATGTGATGCGCAAAACTCCTAATGAAGTTAGGAAGTTGCAGTATGAAGGTTTCTACCGTGAAGTTGATCTTGGTGACCCCACTGGAACAATGGATGAAGTAGAGAAAAAGATTGCTGAGAAGTTAGGTTTTAGAGCTACTCAAGATGATCGCTTCAAACTGTTGGAAATGCACGTAGAGCTTGATCTTGAAGGCTTTGAGCATGAGACAGAAAAAGGTGAGCAGACAGGTATTGCACTACCTTATGTAGTGACGATGGAGAAGTCATCTGGAGAGATCTTAGCTATTCGTAGAAACTGGAAACCCGATGATGAGACATACCAGAAACGTGCGCACTTTGTTCATTACCCCTACATACCGGGTTTTGGATTTTATGCTTTCGGTCTCATTCATCTTATTGGTGCTTTTGCCAAGTCTGGTACTTCTATTCTTCGCCAGCTTGTTGATGCTGGTACCCTTTCTAATCTGCCGGGTGGCTTTAAAACTCGCGGGCTTAGATCTAAGGGTGACGATACACCAATAGCACCGGGAGAGTTCAGGGACATGGATGTCCCAAGTGGAACTATCAAAGACAACATCATGACCTTGCCATACAAGGAACCATCACAGGTTCTGTTGGCGTTGCTAAATCAAATCATAGATGATGGTCGTCGTTTTGCTGGCACTGCTGATTTGCAAGCGTCAGACATGTCTGCTAACTCTCCAGTTGGTACTACTCTGGCAATCCTTGAGCGTACATTGAAATCAATGAGCGCTATTCAGGCGCGCGTGCATTACGCGATGCGTCAAGAATTTGCACTACTAAAAGAAATCATTGCAGACAACGCTCCAGAAGACTACAACTACGAACCAACAGCAGGCTCACGTACAGCTAAAAAGTCTGATTACGAAGCAGTTAACGTGATCCCTGTATCTGACCCCAACGCAGCTACTATGGCTCAGAAGGTTGTTCAATATCAGGCAGCTCTACAGCTAGCAGGCACAGCACCACAGTTGTATGACCTTCCCCAATTACATCGTCAGATGTTAGAAGTGATTGGTATTAAGAACTATCAGAAACTTGTACCAATAGCAGAAGACATGAAACCTCGTGACCCAGTCACAGAGAACATGAACATTCTCAAAGGCAAACCTGTTAAAGCATTCTTGTATCAAGATCATAAGGCACACATCACTGTTCACATGGCAGCGGCGCAAGATCCTCAAATCCAACAGTTAATAGGACAAGATCCTCAGTTACAACAAAAAACAATGGGGGCGCTATCCGCACATATCTCTGAGCATTTGGGTATGGAGTACCGCAAGCAGATGGAGCAAGCAATGGGTCAAACCTTGCCCGCGTACGAGGACGATCAGAACGAACAGATGATGGCTCCAGATATGGAAGTGAAAGTAGCACAGATGGCGGCGCAAGCAGCTCAGCAGTTGTTACAGCAACACCAACAGGAATCACAACAGCAAAAAGCTCAACAACAGGCTCAAGATCCGCTCATTCAGTTGCAACAACAAGAGCTTCAAATCAAAGGACAAGACTTGCAGCGTAAGACTGCTAAAGACCAAGCTGATGCGGCTCTCAAGGCAGCTCAACTACAAGTTGAACGTGATCGTATTGAAGCACAACAAGAAACTGAAGGAGCAAAACTTGCCGCCAAAATACATGGAGAAGCTCGGCAAGCACAGATTCAGAAGCCTACAAAGAAAGGTGATTAATGTACGAAGTACTTAAAGTAGCGGAACGCGTCGCTACACAGATTGACGAGGACATAAAACGACTTGAAGAAGATCTTGGTGCTAGCAGCGCTAAGACCTTTGAAGAGTATCGCTATATGTGTGGGGTTATTACAGGTCTACTCACTGCTCGGAGATTTCTCTCAGACCTGACAAAAAACATGGAGTCTCATGACGACTAACATTGATCTTTTAAAAGCAGTGGACCTGACGCAGGTGCTGCACAAGAGTATAGAAGAGAAAGCCAAGCAACTCCCTAAACCGACTGGTTATCGCATTCTTTGCGCTATTCCAGAAGCAGACGCGGAGTTTGAAAGTAGCGAAATTGGTTTGATAAAAGCTGATGAGACTAAACGCATTGAAGAATTGTTAACAACAGTTTTATTCGTTGTGGATATGGGTCCAGACTGCTACATAGACAAAGCTAAGTTTCCTAACGGAGCTTGGTGCAAAAAAGGTGACTTCATTTTGGTTCGCCCAAATGCTGGTACACGTTTACTGATCCACGACCGCGAATTCCGCATCATTTACGACGACAACGTCGAAGGTGTTGTAGAAGATCCACGCGGTATTAAACGTAAATAAGGAACGCACATGCCTAAATTTGACGATGACTTTAAGTTTCCAGATGAGAATAAATCTGAAGAAAAATTGGAAATTACAGTAGAAGGTGATGAAGACATAGAAATTAAAATTGTTGACGACACCCCTCAAGAAGACAGGTTTGCTGAACCTCTTCCAGAAGAGATTACACAGGAACTTGAAACAGCTGATGAGTCTCAAGAATATTCTAAAAACGTAAAGACTAAGTTTACTCAGTACAAGAAGGCTTGGCATGATGAACGTAGAGCAAAAGAGGCTGTATTACGTGAGCAACAAGAGGCTTTAGAAGCGACTCAACGGATCTTAGATGAGAACCGAAGACTTAAATCTATGTTGCATAGTGGTGAAAAAGAATTAATTTCTAATTACCAGACATCCGCTGAGCTAGAAATAGAT